CGCTAATTTATTTTTTTTACACGCACAAACAAACGCAAAAAGCCCATGTTAAGTACCCGCTTGCATAATTATACCATTGAAAATGAATATATACAAACTTTTATGCAATAAAAAAAGAGCTTACTTCAAGCTCATTTAATTTGTTATTTGTTTACTAAGTATTGCGCTTCTTGTTCTGCTAACTTTGCACGTCCTTTTTTAGAGAACCAAGGCGAAACAGTCAAACCAATTGCGTCATTCATTACGTAAACTAATGAAGACAAAAGCATTGCGTAAGTTGCGTCACCTTGCTTATAAGTGATATACCAAAGGACAAGCGACGTGATACCTGTTACGATCCAAGCGTAATAGCTTTCACGCTTTTTGAAGAACGTAAGCAATCCACCTACTGTTGCTGTTGCAAATACTAATGCGTCAACTACTGGGCGTGGGTCATCTGTGAAGCGACCAATAAAAATAGCTGAAGATGCCCACAAAATAGCCCAACCAGTCAGCGTGATAACCCAGCCATTCAGGTCTAGTCCACCAATCTTCTTAGCCATGTTCTTATTCCAGTCAACGTTTAGGATAACGGCTAAATCAAGCGTGAATAGATAGACTAGTTGTTCAGCAATCTGTAAATAATTCTTAGCTGAATAAGCAACGAACACTAACCCAAACACTGACAACATACCAAGCCAACCATTAAGTGACTTACCTTGTGAGATTGATAGAATTGTTGCAACACCTAACATAACCGACACGGCTGTTACTGTTGAAATCAGCGTGATTGGTTGTGTCACCCATGTCATGAGTTGCAACCCAAACGCAAAACCGAACAAAATATATGAAGTTGGGTGCCAACCAGTTGTTTGATGTGCTAAGTCTTTCCAGTATTGAACAGTCTTGAATGACTTGAATGAGTGCTTGATGTTCCTTTTAAAGTTATAAACCAGTCCATTATGTTCTTGCATTTTTATTCTCCTTTTATTAGGTGCGCTGTATACGCCCTTATCTTTGCTGAATGCAATTCCGCTAACAACTATTATAGCAAAATAAAAAGCCCTTGTGTGGGCTTTGCTAAACATATTCAACGTAATAACCTTTTGTCTGCTTATACTTTCCATTTGCAACCTTAGCGGCTGTTGTTTTATCTAATCCTAGCTGTTTTGCTCCTTCGGTAAGAGATTTAAACACTTGTGATACTCCGTCCTTTGTGAACTGTGTCTTTTTAGAATTCTTTGTTTCATTGTAATATTCTGCTGTAATTTTACCAGACTTAATCAAACTACTTTGTTCTGATTTTGTATCTTTTCTTTCTTTACCGACATATTCAACCACGTAACCGTGTATGTGTGCTTGTTTCCCATTAGCTACTCGTGTCGCTCCTCCTTTATCGAGCCCTAGTTTCCTTGCACCTTCTGCCAACGACTCAAACTCTAACACAATGCCGTCTTTTATGAATCGAGCCCTGTAAGAATTTAGGACGATCGCTTTATCTCTCGCTTTAGCCATTGATTTTTGTCTTTGTTTTGCCCAATTTTCGTTACTTTGCATTGCTTTAATGTGTTCTGGGAAGTTATTATTTTCCTTTGATGTAACCCATTGCAAATTATCTAACTTGTTATTGCTTCTATCACTATCAATATGATGTACTTCTGGTTTATTGTCAGGGTTATCGATGAAAGCTGTTGCGACCAACCTGTGTACATATCTAGTTTTATAATGTCCGTTTTGACTTAATGAAACACTTTTATAACCGTGCCCGTTGTCGTGTGGTACTTTCATTATTCCTGTTGCTTTGTTCCGTACGTTTCCTAACGTGCTTACCTCATAAATGCCTTCGTATTCTTCTATGTCTTTCCAAGTTTCTTGCATAAAAAAACTCCTTTCTGTATGAAAGAAGTATATCATTTATTAACTTGTAAAGCAACTATTGAACATATCCAATAATGGCACAACGATCATTTGGGTGTTTGGGGAGTGTATACTTGCTATTACCGAACTCTGATAAAGGGAAAACGTCTCCGTCTAATTGCCGACAAATATCACACGCACCAGCGCTCGCTACCCATTCAGCTTTATGCACGTCAGCATTTTTAATGTCACTAGCTTGTTGTTGAGCTGAAATTCTAGCTCCCTCCGTCCGTAATATACGTTCAGATTGGTAATTGAATACGTTGTACTTATCTCTAATATCCTTGACACTAGACATAGGGTTTTCACGATTAAGCAACGTCTGGCGCATAACTTTCAACAAGTCACTGCGTAATGCTGCTTGATGTTTCCAAATATCAGTTGACCAAACGTTACCAAAAAATGGTTTGTCAATAATATCGTCTGATAACTCATTGTCTACCAAGTTGTATAACTTAGCACCCTGTTCAGCTGTAAATGTTTTGTCCTTTAATAACTGTGTACGTGTATAGTTAATCACTCGATCAGCCAGCACAGACGTGAACAATACAACTGCATAATCTAGTAACTCATCGTTATTAGCAACCTGTTTTTGTTGAAAACCATGTTCGTAAGCGTATTGATTTAATTCAATTTGCAATTCAGCTTCTGGATATTGTGAGTTACTTGACTGCTCATAGTCAGGGTTTTTAGATTGAAACAACGCCCACCAGACAAGATAACTAGCTGAAACCGTTTTAACAATGCTTGCTAACTTCTTGGCATGTCGTTTGTCAGCTTTAATCTGTTCTTTACTGTATTCATACATCTCCTGTCGTAGTGTCATTAGCTACCGCCTCATCTCTTTTTGCTAGTCGTGTTTGTTCCACGTTAATGTTGTCACGTTGCTTATTCATCATGTCAGTCAATTCATCAGTATCATTAACCTGTGGTGCAAATTTGTACAAGAACTCCTGTGGGAATTGTGCGCCAGCGTCAGTCAATTGCTTAATTGTTTCTACGTCATCAACTGGCAAGTTATCATGGAAAATAAATTTAATATCGTTAACACTAATCTGCCATGATCCAGACACTTGATGTTCTAATTCTTCAACAATTGAGTAAAGAGCATACAGACCCTTTTCAAATTGACGGCGTTTTGTCTGCGCTTGTTGGATAACGCCCAACTGCTTGTATCTCATTGCAACACCTGAAACATTACCAGCAAACGAGCTATCAGAAACGTCAGGCGTACGTGATAGGCTGTGAATATCTTTGTACAAACGATTTTTGTATGCTTCAACACCTGCCGTATCGTACTCTTTATGAATAAACCCAGCGTCAACTGACGTTTGACCATTAACAGCGTTATTACCAGACTTCAATAGCAACATACGTGCTGACTTTAATTCACGCAACATTGTCATTTTTAACTCTGTTTGTTCTTTGAGTTGCTCAATGTAGTCAGGGTTATTTGGATCTAACATCAAGTTAGCGCCGTCCATTAAGTCGTCAATATCGCCCTTAATAACTAGCATAGCGTCATTCAAGTCAGTCATGTAATTGGCTGTGTCAGACTGTGCAGCATCATAAGCGTCAATTAACGAGACAACGTTTTCAAAGTCGCCAATACGTAGACTGTTGTTCCAGAACTCAACGACTGGTAATTTATGCAATACTTCTTCGTTTTCAACCGTTAGTGAACCATTCATTAATTCACTAGCATGGTAAACAACATGTGCGTCTTCTGTCCACGTCTCGATATTATATTCAATATTAACTTGCTGAATTTGTCCGTTCGTTGTGATTGTTTGGACTGGTACATAACGCACAGCCATAATCGGCTTATAGTCAACTTCCGTGTTATAAATCATGAAAGTGTTTTCTGGGTTAAGGCGCACGATACGCTCAACATCGAAACCGTCTTCACGATAAATCAACGAAAATGCACGTCCGTACTTCCCAGCGTCAAGAAACAAGTCACCATACAACGTTTGAACGTCATTCGTATTATTTACTAAGTCTAACGTATCGTGAGTGCCTTGCACGCTGTCATCTACATCAATACTGATTGGTTGACCAACACTAAACCCAGCTTGGAAGTCTGCAATTTCACGACCAAATGGGTGAGTGAGTCGCACGTCACTACCATCCCCTGTTCGGCGGTTATCAGGTGTTAAGATTGACACATTCTGACCTGTGTAGTAGGTATTCAGCATTTCTAACCGTGGTTGTTGGTATTGTTTGTGATGATTAACGAAGTCAAGAATACGTGACGTTGTCAAATTCTCAACCAAATCTTGATAAATCATATTACTTTGTTTGTTTAATTCTATCATTTTATCCACCTTGTGATATTCAATAAGTTAAGTATAACAAAAAAAGCGCCTAAGCGCTTGATTAAATAATATGTACAACGCCGTCTGGCTGATCAAACCACGTCCGACTTTACCGTTTAACCCTTGTACACGGCTTGTTTGTAATTATAGGGAACAACCTACACGCCCATGACAACGTGTAAGCCAGAAAGGAGGAGTACCAAAGAAGGAAGTCGGTACTCTCTTAGTATATCAATCTACTTCTTCCTTGGCAAATATTAACCCTTTGTATTTTAACATTTGGGTTGAACATCGTCTGTTTATAAATAAATTCTGAAACGTCATTAATCAATACAACTCCACCAATTGGAATAAAACCATTATTAATTGATTCATTAACATTATTAATTAATTCAATCAAATCTCTTCCCTCGATAATATCATAATTTTTCATTTACACTTCCTCCTTGTCAAACATTTCTGGGTTATAGCCCCATTCCTTGATGTCAGTTTCAGTTAGATACTCTTCTTCATATATATCTTCATCTTTTTCTTTTAATACGTCAGAAATATCTCCATTCACCGTACGGAATAAACGTTTATAGTTTTCAACACCGTTCCATGCTGCAGTTCTCTTCAAAGTCCATACATACTTCTTATCTTTTTCAACAAACTGTTCATGCGCCAATTCACGTGTTACGGGGTTGGCTAATGCAAGGGATTCATCTCCCATAAGTGTCACATCGACACTCAAATCATCAATAAGATAGTCTATAACTGCTTCAGTTTGATGAACATAAGTATTTTCACTCTGCCACGCTTTTACAATCTTCTGATACTGTTCTTCCGTAAATTTCTTTGAC